GATGAAGTCGATGGAGACTCCTCCGCCGCCGCCGCCGAAAGAGAGCGCCGCAAGGCCCTCGAAACCGCCATCGAAGGCGAGCGCCTCAAGATGATCGAGCACGTCATGAGCGGTGCCAAGCTCTCCAAGACCGCCGAGCGAAAGCTCGCGCAAGCCATCGCCATGCAGCTCGGTGAGAACACCTATTTCGACGGGTGGGAGAAAGTCTTTCCCGTCGCCGGCGAGAACCAGGAGGAGAAAGAAGCCTCCTTCGTCGCCGAGATCGAGAAGCTCTTCAAACCGAAGGATTGCAACCCGCTCGAAATCCTCGCCCGCCTCGCTATCGCTACGCAAATCAGCGATCTCCCCACCTACGGGGGAGCTTCGTCCTACCAGGGCTCCCTCGCCGCCGTCGCCTTCGAAACCGGAGCCTTCAGGCGCTCCGACTATCCCGCCCTCAGCGAGCGCTTCCCCGTGCCCGCCAAGGTCGAAGAGCAACCCGCACCGGAGGGCTCTGAAGCATGAGCAAGCCCGATCCCGATTGCCTAGAAGAGGACTCGCCGCTTTGGTGCGTGAATGAGCAGATCAAGGACATGCTGGAGGGCGGAGCTTCTAGCGAAGATCACCGCAGCGTGATCGAGTTCCTTCGCTCCACGGGGCTTCCAGAGGGCACCGCGGCGCGTGTTCATCTCGCCATCGTTTGTGCCGAGCGCAAGCTATACGCCGAGCGAGCCATGAGAGCCCCGCTCGAAGCCGTCATCAAGGAGCGGGAGCGCCAGAACCTCAAGTGGGGCGAGCAAAACCACGACCCGATTACCTGGTCGGCGATCTTGAGTGAGGAGTGCGGAGAGTTCGCGCAAGCCGCCCTGCGTCACAAGTTCGGAGGCCCCGCCGCTGCCGGCTTGCGTGAAGAGGCGATCCAATGCGCCGCCGTCGCGCTTCAGATCGTCGAGTGCCTTGATCGCAATGCGGAGAAATCCTTGCCCGCCGAACCTCATGGACATCCTTGATCAAATCCGCGGCGAGCTTGCCGATGTCGTCATCTACTCCGTCGATATCGAGGCCGCCACCCCGGAGACCACCCTCGAAAGCCTCGGGATCGACTCCCTGGATCGCATCGAACTTGTCATGAAGATCGAAGAGCGATTCGAGATCGAGATATCTCACGAAGAAGCCAAGGCATGCGCCACGGTCGGGGATATCCTCAAGCTCGTTGACTCCAAGCTCGATCACACCGCGCGCGACCGGGTCAACAAGGTCAACGAGGTCGCCGTGGTCCTCTGGGGTGCCTACTCCCGCGGAGTCGGAGGGGTCGCCTTCAATGGCGATCCGCTCCCCGACTGGGCGACCTTCGCCGGAGATCCCGCCAAGAAAACCCAAAGCGAGGCCTGGCTTCTCGCCGCCGGCGCCGTCCTCGATCACCTCCAGAAGGCATGATCGCCGATCCCTCAGAAACCTCCGCGGGCGACCTCGCCGCCGGCGACGTGTCCGGGCTTTCCCGCCCGCTCTACTTCGCCTGCGGTCACGAGATCGAGCGCTTGCAGTTCCTTGAAATGCACGCCCTCGCCCCGCATGAGGTCCTGAGGATCCGCCATCCCTACCAGATCCCGGCGCAATGTCCGCCGGGCAAGGTCCTCGTCCTCGCCCCGCGCTGGGGCGAGGACCGGGCGACCGCCGCCTTCGTCACCTGGTGGGTCGCCCGGGACCGCTACACCTTCGCCATCGAGCTGGAGCCCGTCCCCGCCGGCGACTCCCGTTTTCAACTCCGCTGGGGTCGCTTCCTCGCCGCCGGGTGCGCCCTCGCCGCCCTGGTCAGCTTCATCCGCGGCGCGGATCCCGTCGCCTGGCTCGCCGCCGCCGCCGGCTGGGCTGCCTTCGTCACCCGCGGGGAGGGGGAGTCATGAGCGGATCCGCCACCATCGAAGAGCCCGAGATCCTCCGCGCCGATGGCTTGAAGCCGTCGAAACACGGGTATCTCCCGCATTCCGAGATTTGGTTTGCCTACAACGATCCGAATTGCGGTCGCGCGTTCTCCAGCCGCTGGGCGATTTGCTATGTCGAACTTGCCGACGGGAGATTTTGCCTGGAGGGCTGCCTCTGGTGCATCCGCCGCGATGACTACGAAGGGGTTCTCGGTCGCAAGGATCGCCCGCATCGCCGCAACAACTTCCCGACCCGCGCCGCCTGCCTCCGCGCCGCCGCCGCACGCGAGATCCTGGTCATGCGTGGCGCGCGCCAATGGACCGCGGGAGACGATCTCCGCTGCTGGTATGACTACGCCCGAGCCGTGAACTGGGCGCTCGATCTCGTCGCCCGCGAGACCGGCGGGGCCCGCGCCAAGCGCCGGCTCCCGGTCGGTTCCCGCGGGCTCGTCGAGCAGCTCGCCGCCTTGGGTTGGTCCCGCAAGCAGATCCGCAAATACGTCGCCACGCTCCCTGCCCATGGACCTCGTTGAGCGCGCCCGAAAATACCTCTCCCGCATGGAGCCGTCCGTCTCCGGTTCCAACGGTCACAACGCGCTCCTGTCCGCCGCCGGGGCCCTCGTCAATGGCTTCGACTTTGACGATGGCCTCGCCATGCAGCTTCTCCAGGAGGAGTTCAATCCGCGATGTTCCCCGCCCTGGTCGGAGCGGGAGCTTCGCCACAAGATCAACCAGACCCGCAAGCTGGGGGGAAAGGACAAGCCCGGGTATCTGATCGGGGAGAACCGCGAGCGCCACACCGCGCCCGCCCGCCCCGCGTCGAACCGCGGTCAGGAGCCGGAGCGCATCAAGAAGCGCCAGGACTTCGATCCGGAGGCCCTCAAGCGCATGATGATCCGCGGCTTCAATCCGTCGAACACCTGGTTTGCCGAGCGCTCGCCGATCGACCCGACCACCATCACGCCGACCGGCTTTCTCGATGCCATCTTCGGGCCCGGCGAGGCGACGCTCGTCTTCCTCAATTTCTACTCGCAAGGTCAGTTCGGTCACGTCGCCGGCGCGCCGGGTCGCACCTTCCAGCTCGGTCGCCGCCCGGGGGAGCCGAAGCGCCAGGTCCCCGCCATCCCCGCCACCGCGCGCGAGGGCGCGTGGTTCCTCCCGTCCCCCCTCGATGGCAAGTGGCACCCGACCGGCTCCGTCGATGACCATGGGAACCCCATCCTCTCCCGCCGCTCCGGCGCCTCCGTCACCGCCTGGCGTCACCTGCTGCTCGAATCCGACGACGCGCCCGAAAAGGACTGGATCAACCTGCTCTGCCAGCTCCCGCTTCCCATCACCGCCCTCTACACCTCCGGCGGCCGCTCCATTCACGCCCTGGTCAAGATCGATACCCCGTCGAAATCCGCCTTCGATGCCTTCCGGGACCGCATCTCGCCCTTGCTGTCGCGCCTCGGTGCGGATCCCGCCGCCATCTCCGGCGTCCGCCTCACCCGCCTCCCCGGCGTCCTCCGCGAGGGAACCGTTGACAAGGACGGCAAGTACCACCGCTACGAAAAACCCCGCCTCCAACGACTGCTCTATCTCAATCCCCAGCCCGAAATCCTCGCCCTCGCCAACCTGCCCCGCCTCCGAATCATCCCCGCCGCCCCTTGACCAGTGCCCGACATCCCCGCCGAAATCCTCTCCAAGCTGCTCTCGATCGCCGGAGCGAACGGGATCGACATCGGGCTTTCGCCCGAGGGGAGCGAACTGCCCGATGAACGCCCGATCTTTCCCGCCGTATCCCTCAACCGCGCCGTCTCCGAGCTGGCTCACGAAACCGGGCTCAACCTCAAGACCAGCGGGCTATACCTTTTCCAGAAGCGCCTGATCACCATCAACGCCGCCGGCGAAGAAGAAGAGATGGACGATTGCCGCTTCCGGTCCTGGGTCGATCAATTCCAGCTCAACTACTACAAGCGTAAGAAGCGAGGCGAAGACGACGAAGGCCCCGGCGTCCCCATCAAGGCGACGATGAAGGCCGATGTCGCCAAGGTCCTTCTCCGCAGCGACGAATTTCGCCGGCACCTTCCCGAGATCGAGAAGATCGTTCCCATCCGCCTCCCTCGCCTCGTCACTGAGGAGGACGTGCTGATGCTCCGCCTCTTGCCCTACGGCTACTGTCCGGAGACGCGCATCTACACCGCCGACACCGGGATCGACTACCCTCTCGACTGGGAGCTTCAGCGCGCGCTCGACTACCTCGAAAAGCTCATCCGCGATTTCCCCTTCGCCGCCGACCAGGGACGCTCCAAGTCGGTCCAGATCGCGATGATGCTCACCCTCTATTGTCAGCTCATGCTCGCCCCGCTGGATCGCATGCCCATGGGCTTCTTCAACGCGAATGATGTCGGCTCGGGAAAGTCCCGCCTCGCCGAGCTTTGCGTCTATCCCGTCATGGGCTCCGCCATCGGCGTCGGCTACGCCGAGAACGATGAATTCGTGAAGCGGCTCGACACCTGGGCCCGCACGCAAATGCCCTATCTGCTGCTCGATGACGTGTCCGGCCTGGTCAAGAACAACGATCTCAACCGCTGGCTCACCCTCCCCACATGGAGCGGCCGCGAGATGCACACGCAAAAGGCCTTCACCATCAAGAACCAGACCTTGACCCTGATGACCGGTAACCAGGCGACCCTGTCCGATGACCTCGGTCGCCGTGCCCTGGTTGTCGATCTCTGGGCGTCCGAGACCGCCGCGGATCGCCAGGCGAGCATCACGACGGTGATCGATCCCGAGTGGCTCGCCGCCCCTCAGAACCGCAAGGACATCCTCGCCGCCCTGCACGCCCTTTGCTTCAACTGGATCCAGGAGGGCGAAGGCAAGGAGTATACCAAGGTCATCCCGTCCTTCGAAGGCTGGTCGCGCGTCGTTCCCGCCATCGTCACCGCGGCCGGCTACGCCTGTCCGCTTCAAAAGCCGATGATCGCCGACGCCGGCGCGAAGCAAGAGGTCGAGTTCGTCCGCATGCTTGAGAAAGCCGTCGAAGAGCACAATCCCCAGCTCAACTCCCCGATCGAGCTTCGCCTTCCCAAGTGGGCCGGTATCGCCCGCCGCGCCGGCGTCTTCCACGGCGTCATTTCGGACATGGAGACCCAGCGCGATTTCCTCGATGCCAATCCGAAGTACTACAAGCCGGAGTTCGATGACGATGGGATCGAGTTCGCAGGCCCGCTCTCGCCGATCCAGAAGGAGAACCAGGCTTACGAGTTCCTCGACAAGAGCGCCTCAACCAAGTTCGGAAACCTGCTACACAAGTTCTACCGGGGCAAGGTCCGCGAGATCAACGGCGCTCGCTACAAGTTCGCCGACCGCGAGGCGCGTCACAGCACATTCGCCCTGGAGATGATCCGCGAGGCACCTGAAGCCCCGATGGCCAGCAATCCTCCCGAGCCGGCGGCTTGAGCCTGCCCGTCACCAGGGCGGCCGCCGCGCCGGCGACGGCTAGATTGATCGCCTCTTCGCCGCGCGGAGAACAGATAGCGGCCGCTGCGAGCCAGGCTTGCCAGGTTTCTTCCCGCTCGCATCGACGGGAGCCTGTAGCCGTCCACGTCTGACGGCCGCGCTCCCGTCGATCGCTCGATCCGCCTTCCTCCCCGCTCCCCTCCGAATGCAGACCACCTCGCCGGCGGCCGGGCATCCAGCGTCGTCACCTTTTCCCGTTTCCCCTCTTCCCCTTCAGAATGAGATGAAAAACACACCTTAGGTGTGCTCTCGCTCACCTCCGGTCCGGAGGTCTGCAATCCATCTCCGCGCGGAGAAATCTTTGTCCCTCAGCGTGTTCTGGATTCCCCTCCAAGACCCTTTCAGACCTACAGACCTAAAAACCGAAAAACCCGGCCAGCAAAACTAGGGAGCTAGGGAGATTTTACCCGCTTCGTGCCCGAGGTCTGCACCGCAAAGGAATCTATTGCCCGTCTTAGCTCTTCATGAGGTCACCCAGCCCTACGGAGTGCATGCGAGATGCCCTTTTTTCTAAAACTGCCCTTTGACACGCGCCCCAAGCAGTGAATTCCCCCCTTGGCGACGCCTTCCGCGAGCTTCTCGATCCCGAGAAGGCCGCCCGCTCTCGTCAATTCCCGGTGCCAACTCGCAACCTGGTAGTTCTCGCCAAGCAGCGCCAGCGGGTGCGCGACCGCGCGAGCTTCGGGAGCCTCGTCAAGCCGGAGAACGCCGACGAGATACTGGATCGCTTGCCGGCGGACGAAGGCGACCGGCTGCACGTCGTGACCAGTGGCGACTTCGTTTACTGCGACCTGATCACTCGCCTAATAGATCGGCACGGGCCGCCGGTCTCGATGACCGTCTCGACGCTCTCGCTCAGCGAGAAGAACGCTCACGCGATCCGTGAGATGATGACCAGGCACGCCGGATTCCCTTTCCACCTGATCCTCAGCGCCTACTTCCAGTCGTCGAACGCCGCGATCTTCACCGCGGTGCAAGCGCTGATCACCGAGGCCTTCCCTGATCGCTTCACGCTGAGCGTCGGACGGTCCCACACGAAGGTCGCGATCATCGACTACGGCCAGGATCGCGGCGCCTGGGTGATCGAGGGGAGCCTGAACCTCCGCAGCTCGAACAACCTTGAGCAGTTCACCGTTTTCCGCGACCGCCAGCTCGCCGAGTTTCACCAGGGATGGATTGACGAGTTCCGCGCCGCCGTCCTCGCCGAGCAACCGACCCAGAAATGAGCGAAGCCGCCGCCGATCCGCCGGAGATCACCGCCGACTTGTTTGCCGAGGTCCTCGAACGCGACCTCGCCAACATCGTCCGCAAAGCCAGCTCGGGTCAACCGCTCACCAAGCGGGAGCGCGAGATGATCGAAGATGAGCGAAAACGACTGGCTTCCCCTCAAAAATCGCGCGAGCCGGACTTTCAACTTGAGGGGGCGGGAGAGCGGTCGCCGCTGGAGGGACTTACTCAGGAGAAGCTTGCGGCCGCATGGGGCTACTCGGTCAGACAAATCAAGAACTGGATCCAGGAGGGGCGCGAAAAAACCGATCCTGCGCCTTTGACGAAGCCCGCAGAAATGCCGGCGTGGTTCGAACGGGTTTTCGCCCCGCGAAAGTGTCCGGATCGTCTCCGGTTGGCCGTCCAGGCTTTGCTCAACGCGTCGGCTTCGAATGCCACTGGATCCCGTGGCGCATCACCGGCGCCGCCCGCGGAGCGAATCACAATCGACGATTCGGAAAAAGGCCTGCTGGCGATGCTTGGTCGCCTACGCGAATCCGAGGCTCTGCTGCACGCGAAATACCTCGCCGCGGTCGATGTCGATGAGCACAAGGCGAGCTTCCTTTTTTCCGAATGGGGCAAAATCGTCGAGAGGCTGCGAGCGCTCGAGAAATCCGCGCCGAAATCCCTTGAGGAACTCGGAATCTACGTGCGGAGGGATGAAGTGATTCGGGAACTTGCTCCGTTGCACGTGGCGATCCTGAAAAGTTTCCGCCAGGCGATCCGCCAAGGCCGGCTTCGCTTGCGGGCTACCACCGACGCCGCCGAATGGAACGCGGTCGCCGATTCCCTGGTCGACGAGGCCGCGACCATGCTTTGCGAGTCGAGCTTCGCTACTCCACTCGATCTCGAATGAACGCGATCCGCAGCTTTCTGGTCGGGATCCTGGTCGGCGTTTACCGACCGGTCGCGAAGCTCGCCCTCGAATTCTGGGCCGAAGCCAATATTGTCCTTCGGTCGAAGGAGTCCATCGACAACCCTGGACCGTACAAACGGCATCACTCCATCTACGCGGCGCGCCTGCTCGATGTCTTCATGAACGACCCGCAGTGGCGGACCCTTGTCGTCATGAAAAGCTCGCAAAGCGGCTTCACGCTTCACGTGCTGATACTCATTTGCAGGCTGCTCGCCGAGCGCATGATCAATATCATCTACGCGATCGACTCGAAAGAAACGGCGAAGGACATCTCGAAAAAAAGGCTCAAGCCGCTTCTGGAGGACTGCAAGGCGACCGCCGGCGACGTGAAAGAGAGCGAGGACGAAATGTCCAACATGACCTACGACCTGCCCCGAGGGGCGCTTTGGCTTGTCGGGGCGCACACCGCGGCGCAAGCGGCCTCGAAGCCAGCGGGATTCGTCGCCGCCGATGAGCTGGAAAAAATGAAGCAGCCGAAAGGAGAAACGCACTTCTGGTATCTCCTGATCAACCGCATCAAAAAAACCGAAGAAGGCAAAGCCGTTGGCTTCTCAACGCCGACCACAGAAACGGGAATCACAAACGTCGCCTACAAGGAAGGGTCGCAGCATCAATACTTCGTGCCTTGTCCCCATTGCAGGCATTACCAGATTCTCACCGATACCTGCCTGCAATATGGACATTGCAAGACCGCTCGTGGAAACTACGACCTCCGCCGGGTCCTCCGTGAAACCTTCTACAAGTGCGAGTCCTGCGAAGGTCGGATCGATGAGGAGCACAAGCTCGACATGATGCTTGCCGGCGAGCCGAGAGCGACCAATTTCCGCGAGGAAGAAATCGAGGGCGTCAAACGGCTCGTCCCGAATTGGGCCCCGGACGAAATGTCGGCCCACATCTCCGACCTCTACTCACTCCACCCAGGCAGTTCATGGGGCCGGATCGCCGTCGAGTTCATCCGGGCCCAGGGCAACCCGCGCAAAATGCAAGACTGGGAAAACGGCCGCATGGGTCGGCCGATCAAGCAAAGCGTCTCCGAAGTCGGAAGCAAACACATCCACCGGCTCAAGGGCGACTACAGCCGCGGAAGCTTGCCCGTCGTTCCGTGCGTGGCCTGCCTCTCAATCGACAACCAGGGCGACCACCAAAAGTGGATCAAGTATGCCTTCATACCGAACGGGAGCATGTTCGTCATCGACTGGGGAAAAACGCTCGCGCTGGAGGAATCCGAGTCGATCGCCGATCAGCCGATCAAGCTTCCCGATGGTCGCGAGATCTTCGTGCAACGGGTGATCATCGACGAAGGCGGCAAGGGAGGGACGTCCTACGATGTCCGCCAGTTCTGCTTTCCGCGGTTCCCGAAGTACTTCCCGTGCAAAGGCCGCGGCGGGATCCAGGTCAAGAACACGATCCATTTCTCGAACTCCGCCCTCAGCAAAGGGGGAGTCGAGCAGATTCCGGTTTGTCACTTCGACGATGATGCGTTCAAGCGGATCCTCTACCTTGATAGGATCAAAAAATTCGATCCCGACAAGGCTCGCGAATACGACTTGCCGCGGCTCTGGCTCCCTCGCGATATCACCGAGGAACTCGTCAGGGAGCTTTGCGGCGAGCAGCTCCAAAAGCAGCTCGATGAAAACAACCAGACTGTTTTCGTCTGGGTGCCGAACCCTCCGAACGACTGGGGCGACGGCCTCAAGATGGGATTTGTCCTGTGGAATATCATCGGAGCCAGCTTCCAGGCGGTCAGATGAGAACGATCAAGTGGACTCACGAATATGAAAACACAAATAATGCTAGACCTTGAAACGCTGGGGAATCGCCCCGGATCTGCCCTTGTGGCCATCGGTGCAGTGAAATTCGGCAATGGTGAAATCCTCGACGAGTTCTATCGCCGGATCGACGCCGAAAGCTGCGTGCAGCTCGGTCTCGAAATGGACACCTCAACGGTGATGTGGTGGCTGAAACAGGCTGATGGTCCACGGCTGGAAATCACCCAACCCGGGAAGCATCTCAGCGAGGTGCTGATGGACTTCAGCCAGTGGGTAGCCGATCCCGATGCCGAAATGTGGGGGAACGGCGCGGCCTTCGACAACGCACTGCTGGCCGCTGCCTACCATGTCGCCGCGAGGAAAGCCCCGTGGAAGTTCAGGAATGATCGCTGTTACCGGACGATGAAGAATCTGCACCCGGAAGTGCCAATGGAACGCGATGGCGAACACCATCACGCGCTCGATGATGCGAGGGACCAGGCGAGGCACTTGATGGCGATTCTGAGTCTCTCGAACGCAAAAGTGGAGGGACCGGCGGGGAGCGCCACGCCGCCGAAGCCAACCAACTCACCCCTATGAAACCGGAAACTAACAACGCCGTTCCGCCGGTTCCTCTCTCACGCCTTGTTCGAGATCTTTGTGGTCCGACGAGGCGCGAGCTGATCTATAAGCAACACCTTGAAAAACTGAAACGCAAGCACGGCCAAGCACGCTTCGACATGGCCGGCAAGGTCGCTGGCCACACCCCGAACGACATTGAGTGGTGGCTCGAAGTAGCGACACCGAACTACCTCAAAAAGCAATACGCCGAAATTCTCTCGAAAGCTCAAGTTGAGACTCCCGCGGCTTGGGCGGGTAGGCTCCAACGGAGGTTCTCGATCTTTGACACTCACAGCCCGAAGCATGGCCGTATCCCGTTCCGTCATTGACGCTTACAAGCGGCGCTTCACACGAGCCCAACTCGAAACGACGCTCGACAAGGCGCTCGAAGATCGGGCCTCCGGAGTCCAAGTCACCCAGGTCAATTTTCAAGACGGTGGAGGAAGCGGACAGATGATCGGCGGCGATCCAAACGAGGTGATCGAGATCATCGAAGCCGTGCTTAAGATCCTCGATGCCGGCGAAGGCGCGACTTCCGCGCCGCCAGGTCTCGCATCGAGCGTGAATTTCTCCACTCGCCGAACTGAAACCTGAGATGGCAAAGAAGCGCTCACGAAACCGCGGGGGGAACCTCGCCGCGCCGTCCGAAGCTCAGCAGTACGAGCAAGCTGCGAATCATCTCAAGAGCTTGAGCGGCTTCGACGGCGCGAACCAATCGACGCGCCGCGGGTGGATCTACTGGCCGACACTGGACACAAAGCGAGAGCTCAACAGCTACTCGCGAACCGAACTGCTCAAGAAATCCCGATGGCTGCGCGGAAACTTCGGCCTCACAAACCGCATTTGTTCCGGTCTCTCCGACATGATCGGGTATCTGACGCCCCTCTCCACATCAGGAGATGAGGATTGGGACGAAATCTGCGACGCCCACTGGAACGAACGGGCCGGCGAGGCGACGGTGATCGATGCAGCGGGACAGTTCGATATCCGCGGCCTGCAAATCGAGCTCAACAAAGCCGCCCTCGGCGATGGCGACATTCTGCCGACCTTGATCAAGGGATCGACGGGCGGGATCATGGTCGCCGCCTACGAGGCCCATCAGATCACCTCCCCGCGAGACGGGGCAACCGATTGGATCGATGGCGTCCGAATCAACAAATTCCGCCGCCACCTTGCATATGGCATCTCCGGAGAGGAGGGCGACGTGCAGGTTATCCAGGCGCGCGATGCCCTCTACTATTCGCACCCCGACGCACTGGGGCGAGTCCGACCGCCAACGATCCTGAAGCATGCGATCAATCACCTGATCGATATCTCGGAAATCCTCGCAGACGTGAAGCTGACGATCAAGGTCGCGGCTCAACTCGGTCTTTACCTGAAAAACCAAAAGGGCAACTCGGGTGGAATGCATGGACCTCTTTCAATCGCGGGAAACCTCCGAAACGAGCAGCTCAACGCGGGATCAGGAACCGCCGAGGATCCGAAAGTCGAATACAAGGTCGAGGACATTTACAAAGCGACCGGTGGAATGGCGAAATTGCCCGACGGAATGGAGATCGGGGTGATCCAAGACGCCCGACCCCATCCGAATCAGGTCGCGCTGATCGAATACCTGGTTCGCGATATCGCATGGGGCGTCGGAGTCGCGCCCGAAATCCTCTGGAATATCGAAAAACTGCGGGGCGCGAATAACCGCCTGGTCAACGCGGATCTCGACCGATGGATTGCCGCCCGGTTACTCCGCCAAAAAGCGTGGATGAAGCGGTTCCGGGCGATCTGGGTCGCCAATGAAATCGAGTCCGGCCGACTCGAAGAGCCTCCGGGATCCGCCAAGTTTTGGAGCGCGACATTCCTCCCGCAAGAAAGTCTGACGGCTGACAAAGGCCGGATCGGCCAGCTCAATATCGACCTCGTAAAAAACCACATGAGGAGCCTCGCGACCCACTTCGCCGAAGAGGGGAAAGATTGGCAAACCGAACTACGCCAAATCTCGAAGGAGAAATCACAGCTCAAATCACTAGGTCTCGCACTCGCCGATCTCGACCGCGCCACCTGATCAACCCGTTTCTCCGCGCGGAGAAAATCAACGACCATGAAACAACTACCTTCCGTTTCCTCCGCCCTCTATTGCACCCCTTGGGCGATCCTTCCCGCCGTGCATGCCGAGTTAGGCCAGCTTTACCGGTCCTATCTTTCCGGCGAGATCAAATCGAAAACTCCCGCGGCGCTCGACAAGGAGGGTCGCAAGTCGAGCGGGATCCGGTATGAGGCGAATCATTCCGAGCGAATTGCCGTCGTTTACGTCGATGGGATCATCGCGAAGCACTCGCCTGATATGCTTTGCGGTCCTCCGATCGCGGATCTTGCAAGACTGGACGAGCTGATCGACGAGGTCGAAACCGACGAGGGGATCGACACCGTAGTTTTTTACTTCAACTCGCCGGGCGGATGCGTGGTCGGACTCGATGAAACCGCGGCGAATCTCCGCGATCTTGCCGAAGAGAAAAGGCTCATCGCATACACCGATTACCAGGCTTGTAGCGCAGCCTACTACCTGGCGGCGGCCTGCGATGAAATCTACGCCGCGCCCTCCGCCATCGTGGGATCAATCGGGACCTACATGGCCGCTCTGGACAGCTCCCGAGCCTGGGAACTTGAGGGATTCGAGCTGAAGCTATTCCGAGTCGGAAAACTAAAAGCCATCGGTCACCCGGGCAAGATCTGGACGGAAGAAGAAGAAACGCACTTGCAGGAGCTGACCGACAAGACCGGCGCTCACTTCCGCGAGTGGGTCGCGAGTCGCCGAGTCGGGATCGAAGCAAACACGATGGAAGGCCAGTGGTTCTTTGCGAAAGACGCGCCGCAAGCGCTGATCGATGGACTTCACCGCGATCTTCCGCGGCTTCTCGCAACTCTGATGAGCGCCGAGGCCCCCGAAATTTGACACGCGCCGCTCGATTGTCCGTTTCCAGCATCGATACCAAATCAAACGATGAAGCCGAATTTTTTCAACCCTCTCTTCCGCCCTGCCGAAACCGAAAAGCCGGCTGCGGGGAGCCCGTCCGCGAAGCCAGCCGCTGGCAAAACTGAAGGCACGGAGTCCAATCCTGAGACGGGCGGAGATGGAGAGGGCGAAGAAGGAGAGGGGAGCGAAGGCGAAGAGGATGAACCCGAAGCACCACCGGCTGCCGGGACAAGTAGGCTCGGTATCTTCGACCGAGCGGCGCTTCACCTGAAATCCAAGAACGCCGTGATCACGCTGCTCGGGGAGGCGCACAAGTTCAACGGTCAGCTCGCCGCCGAAAACGAGCAACTCCGGGGCCAGCTCGCCGCGGCGAATGCGACAAAGGACAAGGTCGCCACCCTCCAAAAGCAGCTCGCTGAAGCGGGTAAAGAAAAGACCACTGTAGCAAAAGAAGTCGCGAAAGAGCTGACCTCGCTCGGGATCCCCGAGAAAGAGGCCCCATCAATGGCGAACTCCGAGGCGATCACCACGCGCCAGCAGGCGCTCGAAGCCTACGCGGCCGCGAAAACTCCCGAAGAACAACGCAAGATCTACAACGCGAACAAGAAGTTCTTCGTCTGATCATCCCCGATCCCGAACTCTCAAATTCTAATTCCTAAAGCAAATGGCCAACAACCTCGGCACTCTCACTCCCTCGCTGGTCGCCCAGCGCACGCTCGACTTCCTCAAGGAGATGTTCCCGCCGGTTCTCCGGCTGATCATCAACTTCACCAACCAGCCCGTCCTGTACAACGGAACGATCACCAGCAGGATTCCGGGAGCCACCGCCGCTTACAGCGCGGTCGGGGGCTACGTTCCACCGGACGTGACCGACGTTGACGTTCCTGTCGTGGTCAACCAGTTCAAGGCCGCGTCCGTGGCGTTCACCTCCGCCCAGATGAGTTCGACGAATCGCGACCTGGTGAACGAACATGCGGCTGGTCTTGCGAACAGCCTCGGAGCCGACCTGCTCGACGTGCTTTGCGCCCTGTTCGTGAATGCGAACTTCGCCAACAACACGCCTGAAGATGCGGTCAACTATGATGACGCGACGCTCCGGGCGATCCGCAAGGAACTCAACAGCCGAAAGGCTCCCAACTTCGGGCGATTCGGGATCGTCAACTCGGACGCCTTCGAAGCGCTGTCTGGCGATGCGCTGATCACCACGATCGACGCGAATCGCAACGCGCACGACGATTACCAGCTCGCTCCGATGATCCTCCGGGCCCGAGGATTCGAGATCATGGAGTATCCGCAATTGCCAGCCAACGCCCAGGGTCTGAACGGTTTCTTCATGGCTCCCGGCGCATTGGTCGGAGCCACCGGGATCCCGATGGATGCCAATATGCCGGGTCTCTGGGACGCGGTGCCCAACGTCGCCGCGGTCACCCCTGTCACCGACGAAGACACCGGGATCACCCTCTTGCAGCGCCTCCACAAGAACAAAGACGGCGGAATCCAGATGGATGTCGCTTGGATGTTCGGCTTCGCCAAAGGCAACACCGCATGCGGCGAGCTGGTCCAGGAAGTCCCCTAATCGGTGTGATCAACTCTTGAGCGGCTCCCCGCCATCAACCCCGCGCTCGCGGGGAGCCGCTTCTCCACTATCCAGACCTTCGAATGATCAAGAATCTCAACATCGTTGTCGCCGAGGACAAAAACGGCAAAGTGAAGGTCGTTCACGTCGGAAAAGACCGTTCGAGAGCAAAGGAGGCTTTCCAGAAAGCAGCCGCTTCGAAGGAGAATTTCCAGTGCGTGATTCACTGCCGAAACCCGCAGTTCGAGGCTCGAAAGTTCCCGTCGAAGGCCGCAAGGTATCGAGCCGAACTCCAAGCCGAAGCCGACGCCGCGAAGCAAGCCGCCGAGGGCGAAGAGCTAGCTCGCCTCGAAGCGCAAGCACGTCTCAACAGCTCCTTCGCCGCCCTTGAACTGGCCGACATTCACGGAATTCGGCTCGCCGGAATCGCCGGGACAGGACCAAACGGCCAGGTGATCGTCGCCGATCTCACCCCTCTTATTCCTTCAAGCCCGCCAGCGGCCGAAACCGGTATCAATCCGCCCGCCGTGGCGAGCGAAAGCAGCGGCGCCGGTGAAAACCAGAACGGGAAACAGGCGCAAACCGGATCCGACGACGAAGAGTCCGAATGAATTTCCCGCGATAAGTGCTCGATGTATGGCTCGAACGCCTGCCCTTGCCGGGGCGGGCGTTCTTGTTTTCGACATGCACGCCGGGGAATGGGTCTCACAGGTTCAGCTCTCAACCGATTCCGGGATCGGATCGACGAAACCTTGCGCGATGCCTTCCCGTGCCGCCTCTCGATCAACGGGCACCTGGTGACCGCGTCCGGGCCCGGCGGGCGGGCGGTTTCCGAATACGAGGACGGGGGCCAGGACCACACCTACCGATTCCCCTTCCGCGTCCCGCTCTCCGCTCTCCAGTCCCCGCTCGCAATCGGGCAATCCGTTGACTGGATCATCAGCGACATCAAGACGCTGCATCTTGAGATCATGGAATTGCCGGAGCGCCCCCATGAATCCGTCGCCGCATTCACCTGCAAAAAGCGCCGCGAATGATCCGCGTATCAAGGAGTCAGATCGGGTCCCAAGCAGCCTCGCTCGAAGCCGCGATTCAAAGGCGTCTCGATCTTCTCAAGCCTCAGATCGAGGCCGAAATGAAAGAGATCGCCAGAAAAGCCGCGGTCGAACTCGCCAATGCCACTTTCCCGACCGGGCCGAAACCTCAGCCGGTCGCCCTTGCCGCCATCGCCCGGGATGTTTCCCGCGTCTTCACCACGGCTGGTCAGGTCTACGGATTTCTCCGGGTGAGGCGAGGCCCCGAAATGGCGAAGGCATTTTACCGAGCCTGGAAACAAAACGACTTCGCCAGATCCCTGAAAGTGCTCCGCGCCGCGGGCGGCGACTTCGCCAGGCTGGAGTTTGGTCCCGTGAGCAGCGCCTTGCACGAAGCCGCCCGGAGCGGCCCGCGACGTCGGGTGACCCTTCAGTTCCCGATCCGGATCGTGCCCGAAGCCGACAAAGCGGCTTACATCGCGAAAGTGCAGAAACAGCTTGGGCAAGCCGCGTCAGGCTGGTCGGCTTGCGCCGCCTCGCTCGGGGGAGAGTCCGGGATTCCCGCTTGGAAAAGCACGGCTGTTCACGGTACCGCCTACGGCAACGTCCGGCCGATGCAGGGGACGAAGATCGGATTCATCCTGCGAAACGTGTCGCCACATGCCGCGCGAAACCTACCTCCGAGCGAGGCCGCGGCGATCGCGTCGAGAGCATCCAAGAAGCTGATCGAGAGCCTGATGAATCCGCGGTGATTTCGACACCGCTGCGAGTCGATGGATCTCCACACAATCCCCGATTCCTTCGCCGGCGACCTCAAAGCGTTTTTCCTCGCGAACCCTCCCGTCGCGATCGACGAGAAGCGGGTGCGCCTCCAGCACGAAACCGAGGACCTTCCTTCGCCTCGCCTCATGATCCTTTGCGGAAATCCGGCGCGAATCCCGAAAATGGACGGGACAGCCCGAGTGCCGGTTTCGCTCGAAATCGTGACCTCCATGGATCGGGCGGCGCTTGAGACGCACCGCTCCCTTGCCGGGGCCCTGCAATCGTGGTGGATCGCCCTCAGGGCACAGAAGCTCTCCGAATCCGCGTTCGCGCGCTGCTACATGCACGACTTCCTCGTGATCCCTCCAAGCACCGTCGAGCGGGCGAGGGGAGATGACCGCGAGCAAGTCACCACGCTACGCGCCGAGGCCCTGGTGACGCTTTTCGCCGAGCCCACGCTCATTTGACATGCGGAACCACGCATGCCCGCGACGCTGATTGGAACCGTAGGAGTTTGGGGAATCGCTGCCGATGAAACCGGCATGATCATCGACAAGCTCGACGACAATTCCCGCAACGAGAAGAACTACATGAAAGATCGCGTCGGTTGCCGGGTCGGACGCTCCGACTACGACGAAAGCATGGAGATCACCATCGGCGGGAAGATCACGGCGACTTCTCCCTGGAGCCAGAAGATTTCCGGCGAGCTGACGATCACCAACACCATCAGCTCGGGATATCTCCAGACCTCCAACACCGGGCAAACCTTGATCGACGATGTCCAGCGCTCCCGCGCCAACGAGGACTGGATCAAGATCGAGGTGAAAGCCGAGATGCTGCCATTCTTCCCGGAGTCCTAAGCTTACGTCGATCCCTCCCACCCATCCCCGATGATCCACCTCGCCTCGCTCGAAACCACGAACTCAAAGCTCGCCGCCGCGTTGACGGCGGTGGGGATCCCGTTGAAGAAGTCGAAGCCGGTCCAGATCGTGACCGGCGGCAAAGGCCCGGATCGCGTCGCCTATTTCTTCGAAGCGAAATCCCCCTGCGGTGCGTACGACACAAAGGAGCTGATGCTCGCGTGGGAGAACGACGAATGGCATGCCCGCAATCCGGAGCATCCTTTCGCTTATCTCAAAGTCGGAATGCAGAACCTGGACCGCCTCAACGAATACTGCCGGAAGGGAACTCCCATCGCGTATGTGCAGAGAGGGAGCAAAATCGCCTTCCTCAGTCTCAACGCCTCCGACGATCTCCAAAAGAAAGTTTTCGCCGAACTCAAACGCTAAACCGTCATGGAAACTCCAAAAGTGCAAGTCGTGCCAACCTTCAAGGCTGGCGAAAAAGTCCTGAGCAAAGCCACCCGGGAAACCTTCGAGGTCATCGCGATCACGCCCGACAAGAAGCTGAAGCTCCGAGGTTGCGCCGGATTGCTTGAGCCGTCCGCCGTCGAAAAAGCCGCTCCTTGATCGGCGCCCGCCATCCCCGAACACCATCCCCGAAATGTCCGAAAACCGCAGTCAGCTTCTCTCCCGCGCATTCCGCGACACCGCCCTGTCGATCGGCGGCCGAATACTCCGCGCTCCCACCGCCGGCTCGATCGACCTTTTGCAGCAAAGCGAAAACCCGCTGTTCAGCGACAGCCCCGGCGCTGAAGATTCGGGCGACCTGATCCCGCTCTTCGAATTCATCTGGATCCACTCCGCCCCGCTCGACGAGGTCCTCGCCGCCGCCGAGATCGAGGGACAGATCCGCCGCGAAGCGCGCAAGCTGGCGTTCGAAACCCCGCTCGAAGATGTCACCGAATTCGCGGCCGGCTTCCAAGGACTCCAAACCCGCCTTCAAGCGGCGATGACCGAGGCGATTCCCGAGGGCGACCAGGGAAAGCCTCCGACGAGCCGCACTGGCTCGCCGTCCTTGTCTGGAATCTCGGAGGGGCAGGGGACCGGGAGCGGGAAGAATACATCCTCTGGCACCTCCCGCTCGAAAGGGCGCTCCAATATCTCCACGCAGCCCAGCGACATCACGGGTCCGCCTGCCGATGGAGTTGCGACCTCGGATCCGGAGACGAGCCCGATGCCGATGCCGCTGCCGCCTTTTTCGCCCTCGCCCGAAAGTGGGAGCTGAAGAAAACCGACGATTGAAAAACCATGGACGGCTTTGAGATTCCTATCGGCGGCGACATCGCGCCGTTCATGCAGGCGATGCAGGAACTCAAAGCGGAGATCCGCAATCTCGCCAAGGCGATCACGGAGGCATTCTCGCCGGCGAAGCAAGCGACGAGCGCGATGGTCAAGATCACGCGCGCGCTCGGCGACGAAGCCGAGCGGGATTCGAGCAAATTCGTAATGCTCGCAAAAGGCGCTCTCGCGTCGGTCAACGCGATTTCCGGTGCCGCCTCAGCGCTCGCCGCCGTGGCAACCGCCGCCCCGCAGATCGCCGCGCTCGCCCGCCGGATCGGCCCGCTCTTCCAGACCGGTTTCCGCGCCGCCCGCGCCGCCGCGGCCGCCCTCGGAACGCAATTCCGGGCGCTGATCGCGAACCCGACTTTCCGTCGCATTGCCATCGGAGCCGTCGCCGCCGCGGCCGCCATCGCCGGGACCGTCGTCGCCGTCCGTCTGTCCCTGGCAGCCTTCCGCCGCCTCGCCGCGGGCGCGAGATCCACTTTCAACGCGATCACCTCCGCCGCCCGCTCAACCGTCAACGCGATCAAGGGGGCCTTCTCCGGTCTCGGGAGAACCCTGATCCCAGGCGGAGGCGGCGGAGGATCGATGCTTGGCCCGATCGCCGCCCTGGTCGGAGCCGGCGGAGCCATCGCGCTGGTGACATCCCAGCTCAAGAGCGCGTTCACGGCCGCCAAATCATTCGAGACCTTGCAAGTCCGGGTCGAATCCTTCACCGGCAGCATCGCGGCGACCAAGGAGCTTCTCGCCGACCTCGCGAAGTTCGGAGCTGCGACCCAGTTCGAGAACATCGACCTGCAAGAAGCAGCCGGCAAACTGCTCGGAGCGGGCATCCAGAACGATGTCGCAAAGCTCACCAAAGACCTCGCCGCGGTCTCGAAAAACGGCCAGCAGTTGTTGGACCTCTCCGACGCCCTCGGAAAAGGGTTCGCCAAAGGGAAATTCCAAACCGAGGCGCTCGACAAGTTCCTCGAGCGCGGGGTCAACCTCATGCCCGTGCTCTCCCAGGTGACCGGACTCGCAGGGAC